TCAATGGTTGGTGGTTGCGCCGCCGTCTACAATGAATTCGACGCCGGTGGTGAAGGAACTGGCGTCCGACGCGAGGAACGCGACCAACTTGGCGATATCGTCGGGTTGACCGATCCGGCCGAGCGGAATGCGCTTCACGGCCTCGGTCAGGTGGGAGTCCATCAGCGGCCGGGTCATCTCGGTTTCGATCAGGCCGGGATGCACCGAATTCACCCTGATCTTGTAGGGGGCGAATTCCAGGGCGGCGGATTTGGTCATGCCGCGCACCGCCCATTTCGATGCGCTATAGGCGAACGCGACCTTCGAGCCATAGATGCCGGCGGTGGAGGAGATATTGACGATCGCGCCGCCCCGTGCCTTGAGCGCTGGTAAGACGCTTTTCATACCGAGGAAGACGCCAACCTGATTGACCATCACCATGCTCATATAATCGGCCATGCTCGTCGATTCGACCGAACCCGCCTTGGTGATGCCGGCGTTGTTGACCAGGATGTCCAGTCCGCCGAAATGGCGCACGCCTTCGGCCACCACGCGGTCCCAATCCGCTTCGCTGGAGACATCATGGCGAAGGAACAATGCGGCATCGCCGATTGCGGCGGCAACCTCGGCGCCCTCGTCCGTCAGCAGATCAGTCATGATGACCTTGGCGCCTTCGGCGGCGAACAATCGTGCTTCCGCCGCACCCTGGCCGCGCGCCGCTCCGGTGATTAAAGCGATCTTCCCGGCGAGCTGCGCCATGATGTTTTCCCCCTCATCTATTATTCCCGAACGGCCGTTATGATCTTTGCGGTCTCGCCGGATTAATCCGGTAGCCACGTGCCCTCGTCAAGACTCCGAATCAAATGAGGCCCATTGAGCGATTGGTGGCTCCGCGGGAATAAGCGGCGGAAGGTCCGAGCCGATCTCCGATGATCTCGGGATCGGCCATGCTTTTCGGTCCCCGCTACCCAGCCGACGGAGTGGCTGCCGGGCTCTGCACGCTGGCATGAAGCGCATCGGCGGCGGCATCGAGAGTCGCCCAATTTTCGGCGCTGGGATCCTGGCCGGAGGCGATCAGATTTTGCACCAGAGCGAGCGCCGCCAGCGCTTCCGGCAACGCCTGCGCCACGCCTTCGGCGATGGTGATGCCAAGGCCGATCAATGCGGATGTGCTGTCCGTATCGGTCATGATGTGACTCCATTTTGGGCGAGCAGATTGGAGAGGTCGGTGATGGAATCCTCGGCGGCCGCCAGCGCGGCCGGCAGAGTCGCGGATTGATTGGCTTCGGCGGCCTTCCGCGCCGCCACGAGTGAATCGTAGGCGGCCTGATCGCCGAGCTTGATCTTGGCGACGATGGCGGGATCGGCCGTGGCGGATTGCTCATAGGCGAGCGCGATCTTGGCCAGCGCGTTGTAGCTGGCTTCCAGCGAATAGACGGTCTGCGCCTGATCCTCGGGCATCGAGCAGGCCGGCAGCGCGCATAATCCCGCCAGCAGCGCGATCGCCAATCCGATCGCGCGCGCTTGATGCGGCTGCGCCGGAAGCGGCTGCGTCGGTTCAGCCGGAACAGTCGCCGCGGATGCGGCCGGGCCAACGGGGCCGATCTCCTTGGCGTGCAGGATATTGAGCGCGAGTATGTCGATGATGCGGTACAACTTGCCCGCCGGCGTGGCCGGATCGGGCGTTGGAATCAGCGCGGCGAGCGCGGCGGACGTGGTGACGATATGGCTGGGATCGGCCAACAGCCAATCCAGCACCGCCTGCAGAAATTGCAGCGAGGTCATGGACTTTCCTTTCAGATGGGGGACGAGAGGGTTAGAGGGTTGCGACGCGCGCCGCGTTCCAATGGGCGATGTATTCGGCTTCGGTCGCGGCGCCGTTCGCCGAATTGTAACGGGCCTTGTAGAAGGCGGCCTGCGCCGCGATTTCTCCCGCGGCGGGCAGAGGAAAAGGTGCGCGGAAATAGATCAGCCGGGCCATCGTGGCGGCATAAAACAAATTGCCGGAGAGTTGTGAAAGAAGCGGCAGGCCGGGCGCGGTCATCGAGCGCACGAGGGCGGCCAGGTCCGGGCGGAATTTCAAGAAATTGTCCCATATGTCGTCGTGCGTGTTGGGTTCGATCTGCCAGATTCCGAGCGCCGGACCGCCGCCATTCTGAATCAGGAATCGTCCCGCGCCGCTTTCCTGCAACGCGGTCCCCAGCAGCAACTCCTCGGCCGCGTCACCGCCAAGGCTCAAGGCATCCAAAGCTGGACGGATGACCTTGACGCGCAAATGAGTCGGATCGATCCCGCTGTTCATTTCGAGCCTCCGATAGGCAGGCCAAGAAACTGGGCAAGCGCGGCCGCAACGCCGCCCAGCCCCACCAGAAGGGCGCCGATCGCGGCGGCGCCCTTCCATCCGCCGCGCAGGAACGCGAGCGACCCCTGGATCGAGTCGAGCATCGAATCCTGCGAATCGAGACGCCGCCCGATCGTGCTCTCCTGGCCATGAAACGTCTGAGCCAATCCGTCCACGCGGGTTGCCAAATCCGCCAGAGTCACACGCATATCCTCAATCCGGCGATCGGTGGCGCGGCGTTTGGAATTGGCTGTTTCGAGTGCTTTCAACGCGCCTTCCATCTTCGCGGTCAGCGCGCCAAGCCGTTCCCAGATTTCGGTTTCGTCCATGCCCAGCAGCGATTTTCAGTCGACCACGTTCGGCGTGATCGACAGTCTGAGGTAATTAACCTTAATGGTCGCCGTGGCGCTGTTCGCGGCGCCCGATGCGTCGAACACCGCGAGCATGGAGAGCGTCGGAGCGGACAAGTTCGCCGGTAATTGCGTCGGCTCGCAGCGGATAACGATCTTGCCGCCGTTGGGCCAGGCGATCGGACCCCCCGATGATGGCGGGAGAACGTCGTTGGCCACGGTGGGCGCCGCGACTTCGCCGCAATACATGAACAGCGCGGCGGTCGAGCTGTCGGTTAACGAGAATCCGACGCCTTGAAAATTGGCCGCGGAATCCACTTCGAGTTCGGCGTCGAGCGAGACGTATTTCGCTCCAAGGTCCGCCGGGTGAATTCCAAAGCGGTTATAGCTGCCGGTGATGATGTCCCATTCCCAGGTTTCCTGATTGCTTCCCGATCCCAGCGAAAATGCGAAGGTCGGGCGTTTTCCCGGCAATCCATCGGACCGCGGACTCTCGATCCCGAGCGTGACGGAGCCTGACGCTGTTCCGGTGTTGCGCAGGATCGTTGTCGAAAGCGGCGGAGTGCCGGTGTAGGTGATGCCCGTGGCGGCGGTCGTGGTGCCGCCATTCGAAACCTGACCAATCGACAATCCGGTCGGACGCCGGCCCGTCCACGTCACGCCGCCATCGGTCGAACTGCCGCCGATGGCCGCGGTGGGGCCCGTTCCCGCCGACGTCCCGCCGGTTAACGCCGAATAGATAACCCCGCTATTGCTGGCCAACGCTCCGGTCGCGACCGAAATCCCGCTTCCGCCGATCTGCGAATAAGGTAAGGCTTCAATCGCGTTTCCGTACGGATTTAGAACCGGATCGTAGCCGTCGGCGATCGCGATTCCGGTACGCGCGAAATTCAACGGCGCGGGACCGACGAAGGTTTGCGCCGCCTGCCAGACCGCCGCTCCGTATAGAAATGCGCCGCGCGCCGAATAATGCACGCCGTCATATGTGTTGGAGCCGTTTCCCGATCCGGTGCCGCCGATATACGCATAGATCGCGCTGGTCGGATCGGCCACGTAGGGAACGACATCTGCGCATGCAACGCCGCCGACATAGGCGGGGTTAGACCAAGCTTCGCCTCGGCAATAAGCGCGGATCCATTGATTCACCACCTGATATTCCATCGCCTGGGCGGCGGTGAGTCCGCTTCGCGGCAAAAGCGGAGTCGCGATGACCGCGATGCCGGCGGCGTTCAATGTGGCGTAAATAGTACCGAGGTTCGCGATGATCGTCGCAGCCGCCGCGCCATTGACGATGTCGTTGGTGCCGATCTCGACGTCGATGATGTCGGCTCCGCTCGCGATCGCGTCCGGAAGCCGCGCCACGGCGCCGACGGTATCGTCACCGCCCGAGCCAAGCGACCCGGTGCCGCCGTATACATAACGCAGGATCGCGCCGTTGCCGGTGCTGTCGGCGAGGACCGGGCTTGCATTGACGACGGCGCCGGGATTGACGATGGCCGCCGACGTAATCACGCCGTTCGTCACGCCGAGAGTGACGATTTGCCCGCTATTTGATCCGAACGTCAGCGTCGGCGCGGTGTAATTCGCGCCGCCGCTCACGATGTCGATTCGAAGAAGTTGATTCAGCAGGCCGCCGTAGCCGGTGGAGAACGGCGTGTTCAAAAGGCCTTCGCTGAACGCTTCCACCCAATATTGCGGCGAGCGCGAAATGATGTTGGTCCAGGCCGGCATGTAGGTCCAGTGAACCGTGCCGTCGGTGATATTTCCCGATGTCGTTGTCGGACCGCCGCTGCCCGCCGATGTTCCGGCGGTGATGCACCGATAATAATTTCCCGCGTTGGCGACGACATTATTCACCGCATAGCTCACGCTTCCTTACCAAGCGGGCGCCGCGGCACCGGCTGGGGCGGGCGTCGGCTGATAGGTATTCTGCGCGGCGAGCGAATCGCCGAAATATTGGATGATGTGTCCCTTCGGCGATGCTTTTTGAACGAAGAAGCGATGTGGCGAAGGGGGTGTGTTGGCGAAGGCGCCGCTCGCGGCGAAAATCAGCGCGAGGACAAGACATGTGAGTTTCTGCATAGCTTCAGTTCCCGGTGCAGGAGACGCCGTCGCCGGCGGTGCCGTTGATCCAAACAAGATTGCTATTCGAGATCGCCTGAGACCATCCGGCCGCCCCGTTGGGGCCGGTCACGTAGCCATTCCCGCTTCCGTTGACGGCGGTTGTCACGCTGTTATTGCCGCCAATCTCGATGGTGCCGATATTGCCCGGCAGCGGCGCACAGGCCAGGCCATTGACCAAGGCGTTCGAAGGAAGCTGCACGGCGGTTCCGTTCACCGAAATCTTCGCCTGGAAGGTTATGAAGGAAGACGGGGTCGGACTGCTTGTTGGCAGTGGATTGGCGGTGCCGACCGGCGCGCCGGGCGCGGTTTCGGGAATAAATCCCGGCGACCCGTTGTCGCCCGTTGGAGTTGGGAATTGGCCGCCCGGATAATATCGGGCCCAGGCTTCCATCGGCGTCAGAGCCAGAACCATGACAAGAGCGAAAATCTTCCTCATCGCGAACGATCCTTTCGATTATTCGCCGCCGCTCGGCGGTGAGAATGATGTGCCGTTCCATATCCAGCCGAGCGCGACATTCGCCGTCAGGATCATGGTGAAACCTGCCGGCGCGGGCTGGACCCTTCCGAGAATCGGCTTTACGACGGCAACAACGACGTTTGCCGAATTGACGATGGCGTATTGCATCGCGGTCACGTCTTGATGATGTAATTTGTCGCCAAGGTGGGCTGGACGACATTGAAGGCCGTGCTCGACCCAGTCGTGCCGGTCGGCTCAACAGTCTGGGCCGTAACGAATTGATAGGCTGATGACGCCCCGCTCGCCCCGCTCGCACCGCTTGTCGTGTGGCTGTGCGCCGCCAGTTCCGCCTGGGTTTGGATATGGGCCTGCTCGCCGCCACTCGCGCCCAGGACGGCCGCGTTGACGCCCTGAGTGGTCGATCCGGTTAGGCGGCTCGCCGCCGCGCCGCCCATCGTGTCCTGTCCCGCGATCACCCGGCCGCGAAGATCAGGCAACGAAAAATTGGTCGATGTAAGGCCGCCATACGGAACCCGGAAACAGGTGTGCGCCCCGGATTGGCTGCCCGTCGTGTTGATCGCGGCGCCTCCCGTCGTCGCGGCCACGCTGAAGGTATTGGTCGTGATCGTACCGGCGACGTAATAGATCGTATCGGCCGCGAGGCCGGTCGGCAGCGTGCCGGTGGTTTCGAACGCGATCGGATCCCCCGCCACCAAGCCGTGGCTATTGATCGTCACCACGCACGGGCTGGCGACAGTCATCGTCGCATTTGTGCCGGGGCAAAGAATTCCGAACAGAGTGGCGTATGTCGACCGGCTGACCGATTGGCCGCAGCACAGCAACCAGCCGGGCGGAATAGCATTGCCGAAGCCGTTGCCAATACCGGCGAATGGCGCGATGGCGCCGCTCGGCACGGCACTGAGTCCCGCCGCCGGAAAGTATTCGACGTAATAGACGTTGTGCGAGCCGGCGGTTCCGTCGCACGTCACTTCGAGTACGTCGCCCGCCTGCACCGCGATGGTTACGTTGCCGTTGAGGATGACGATGTTCGTTCCGGCGGTCAAAGTGAAGGTGCCCGTTGCGCGGATGCGCTTTCTTTGTCCCTGCTTCATCGAATCGCCGAGGCTGGTGATGGTCGTGGTTCCGCTGACGGTGATCACCGGCCCGGCGATCGTTCCGATATCGCATGTCGCGGCCGAGGCGATGGTGCCGGTGCCGGCATAGGTAAGACTGCCGCCGCCGTTGTCGATCACGTCGGAACCGAGAGATTCGTCGGCCGCCGCACCGCGCCCAAGCGCGGTGAGATCGCGTTCATCGGTGATCATGGAATCGCTGATGGCGGTGGTACTGGTTTGCAAAAGGATTTGCGCCACGGGCGCATTGCCTGCGGTAATCGCTGGCGGAGATGGGGTTGCATTCTCGGTTCCGGTGATGACCGAAAGCGTTCCGGCAGCGCGGGATATGACCACGCGATCGATACGCGGATGGCTCACCGGCGCGCTGATCGTGCCGCTGCTCTGCGCGGCGACCTCGGTTAGTGTGACGCCCGAGAACACGTGCCCGGCATCAAGCGCCACGGTCATATTCGGAGTCGATTGCGCATGCGGCGCGAACGCATCGACGATGCGGCGCGCCACCGCGAAATCACCGTCGATCGCGCCCTTATAGGTGGTGGGATCCTGCGACGTGAAGTCCGTCGCAAGCCAAGTTGCCACGCTCATTTTTATTCTCCGGTTGCGGTATACGTCACCGTGCCGCCGACATCGACAGCGGGGTGACTGTCATCCCAGACATGAAGAGTCGCGCCGGATGCCGTCACGTTCGCCGCGGTTCCGTAGCGCGGCGACGTTCCCTGCACCGTGACCTGAATGTCCGGCGGCAGATGGAATTGAGTAGGAAAGGTGATCGCGGTTCCGCCCGCCGATATCACAACCGATCCGACCGTCTCTACAGTGGGTGCGGTATCGATCGTCGCGGTGAAATCGGTAATGAACCCGACCGAACCCGGAACCGGGTTATAGGTCAATTGCGCCACCAGATAGCGCATCTCGACGTAACCGAGCGTCCAGGCAATGAATAGAGCGGGGTCGGTCTCGCCCGATAGCCAGGCGTCGATGGCGAACGCAAGGCCGGCGACGGGTCCGCTTTGACCGGGACCGGGGGTGGCGGCAGATGTGTCGTAAACACGCAACGTATCGTTGTAGCCGGTGTCCACGACAGGCGCGGCGTAGGAGGCGCTGGACACAACGTCGGGAACAAAAATGTCGAATACCGACCAGTCGGAATAGTGACTGCAGGAATATTGTCCCAACGGCACCAGAACGCCGGTGTAATGACGAAACAGATTGGCCGTGGTTCCGGTCCAGTCGGGTTCCTGCGGCACGCTCGAGATCGTCGCATTTTGGTTGGTGACGATCAGATCGAACTGGGCGATGTCCGGCGAAAGCTGATCGGCGATATCGCGCCCCCTGCAACCGAACGTCCAGGTCCCCGGCGGAACTTCGGCATTGGTCATCTCGGTTCCCGCCGCGGCTTCGGTCAGCATGGTGAATAGCGACCAGTCCGTTGTCCCTTGCGGCGCATAGCCGATATCGTAGCCCTTGAGCGCGAAATCGTTGGTGTTTCGCATCCACGAAAACGAGACGACGGCGCCATTCTGGGTTGCCGCGAATTCCATCACGTCGGCTGGCGCTGGCGGCCCTTGGATGGTGTATGAGGTGGGCGAGAGGCTGCTCAAATCCTGCAACCCGCCACCCCATACGTTGAAGGCGGCCAGTTTGACGAAAATCGTCTGGCCGATCTGGCTCGGATCGTATCCGAACTCGAACACCTGCCCGTCGAGCCGGGCAAACGAGGCGCCAGTGGAATGTGACGCGACGGCCGTGCCATATTGGCCCCGCCGCAAATAGGTGAGGGCGTAATTGGACGCCGAAATGAGAGTCGCGGTCTCGTAGCTGATCAGTTCCCCGTCCACATAACACAGTGTGTGATTCGCGTCGGCGTCGGCCTCGCTCGTCGATAGCAGGATTCCCCCGCTCATCGACAGATCGACAGCCAAGGTATTGGCTGTGTCGGGGTCCGATCCCGGATCGAGCGACGCGGCCAACACGCCTTGTCGCGCCGGACCATGAATGGAGCCGGCGAGCCGATAGGAAGCGCCATCGGTGGATATCCAAAGCTGGCAACCGCCCCATAGGGCGGTTTCGGCTCCCGACGCCGCCATCCAAACCTGCAGCGCTCCGCCCGACAGCTGAGGAGGCGGCTCGAAGATCACCGGCGCGTTTGTATCCCCGGGGTCTTGATTGTAATTGGCGGCATACCCGGCATTGGTCTGCGCGCTGTAAGCGGGCGCGGATGCGGCGCCGGCGAGATATTCCTCGGCGCTGAAGGTGAGAGACCCGTCCTGATTTTCCGTGATTTCGTTAATACGCACCCACTGCGCATTCAAGCCGAGCGACTCGTCGGTGATCGCGACAATGTCCATCGGGTCGAGCACGATGTAGCGCTGATCGGTGGTGAAGGTGTAGAGATTGCGAACGCTCTGCCGGCCCAACTGTAATTGGGCGCTCATCAATGCCGCGGATTGCAGGCAGAAGAAGTGCCAGGAATTGGTGTCCGATGGCCTCAATCCGAACAGATTTATCGAGGAATCGTCCTGCGCTTCGACGATGGTCGGATTGTAATCGTTGTCGCGGTCGAGATATTCGACTTTGATGTCGTTCTGCGCGTCCGATTGACGCGTCCTGACGCAGATCACGGGATCGTCGCTCGTGTAAGCCGATACTCCGATGGTCGAGCCGCCGGAATTCTTCATGAAATCATCGTCGGTCAGCGCGAACAAGGCAGCGGACGGCGGGACATAGGTGGCGCCGTAGTCGGATAACGCCGAATCGCCATATGGGACGATTGTCAATAAGCCAGAAGACCAGACGAATTCAGAATTCGTCGCGGTCAGCATGTCCTTCAGATAATCGTTGGCGGCTCGTTGCTGAACCAAGGCATCGGAGGCGAATAATCCCGCAGCCTGACAATACGAGCGATACGTGTCGAGATTCGACAGATACGCAGATGGAAATCCCGCGCCGTAATTCGCGTTGGCCAGATAATCGGCGACGATGTCGGCGGGATTGGCGTCGGGAATACCGGAATAGGCATTGGCGATGGTTGCCTGGATTTCGAAATTGAGGCTCGGCAGGTCGGCGGACGTGCCCAAGGGCATTGGTCCTGCGGCGACATAGGATAGCCCCCGATAATAATCCGCTTGGTCGGGGTGGAGAGAGGATAGATAGCCCCACGGCGCCTGCGAATAACCGCCCGGAAAGACGCTCAAATTCAGCGAGCTGAGCGATTGCTCGGTAGATTGGTTCCACGCCTGCAAGACATCGGCGATGGGGCCTTCAGCCAGCGCGATCATCACCGCGGCCTGATAGGTGTAGGAGGAAACTCCGTTCGAGGAGCCGCCACCGCCGCCGCCCTTTCCACCGCCGCTTCCGCCGGCCGCGCTCGAATATTGAGGGATCGCCAGAAAATCCTCGTACCAGATGAGATTTCCGGCCAGCCGGGTTTGTCCCCAGGCGATTGCGCGCGGCCGGCCCGCCACCGCACTTTGTATGCGGAGTTGCGAATCGGGTGTCGGCGGCGAATTGACGCGGGTGGAGGGCGACGAGAAAAGGAAACCGCTCATCGGATTTCGCCTTCGGAGGAATGAAGATTCCGCAGCGTTAGAAACTTCGGCGACCGGTTCGCCAACCTGCCGCCCGTTCCGAAATCGCGGATCACCTTTCCGGCTTCCTTGAGCGCGTGAATGATATGCGGCCAACCCGGATCGACGATAATGGCGCCGTGCGACCACGTCCGGCCGATGCGCCATAGAGCGACGTCGCCCGGCTTCGGGTCGTCGGTTGGCTGGGCATGGCGCAAAACCATGTCGAGATACCGTTCCTCGTCACGGTGCAGATGCCAATCGGGCGGATAATGCCCTGCATCGATTTTCGGAATCAGGCCCGCCGCGCGATACACTTCGGCCACCAACATGGCGCAATCAACGCCGTGGCCCTTGAGCCGCGCTTCGTGGTGATAGGGCGTGCCGAGCCACGATATCGCTTCGGCCACAATCGTGGCGCGCCGAGTGTCTTCGATCATATCGCCGTCTCCGGCGCGGGAATGAATCTTTGCCCGCCGAAATTCGCTTGATTGGAAAAGGCTTGGCAGGTTGCGAATTGCTTGTCGCAGCCGGGCCAGGCGGTAAAGGAGTCGCCGGTCTCTATCGGGAAATAGAACGGCGCCATCAGCGTGAGAACGCCTCCCGACCAGCGTCTCACCGACCGTCCAAATCCGGTATTGGCGCCACTGGTCATGAGAACGCGTCCAAGGGCATAGGTGCCCGATCCGCCCGGCGTGACGGCGGTCGACACAATTGTGCTTTGCGAGGATCCCGCCGCGACGCTACCGGTGATCGAAAAATTCGCTTCGACCAAGGTGCAGCCGGCATCGAACAGAGTATGCGAGCAACCGGCTTGATAGAGATTCCGCGGCATCTGAATATTGAGAAGCTCAAGGTGCGAATTGACCGAGATCACCGCGCCAGACCGTCCGCAATCAACTTCCGCCACCCGGCCGGCGAAGATACGAAGCACGCCCGTCGGCGCGATCGGTATGGCCTGCGGGGCCGGCCAGGATGGAAAATAGGCGCGGTCCACGGTCACGAGCGCGCCATCGAGCGCGCCGCCGACCGCCGCTCGCAGCCATGGCGTCGAGCCTATCGTGTCGGGCCACGCCGCTCCGGTCAGCTCGTCAATCGGTCTTGGATAAACCACGACCTGCCAGGTATCGACATCAAGACCGATCTTCCAATGCGCCGTGGCCTTCGACGAGTCGGTGTCAAATCGAACCGATTTGGATGACCAGGAATTGCCGCCATAACCGATATCCAGATCACCGGCCGAATAACGTAACACCGGTCCCGAGGGCAGCGTAAACGTATATAGATCGGCATAGACAAACGCGCGACTCTGCAGCAGCGCCAGCGTTGCGCCGGAACTCGTTTCGTAGATCGGAGTTTTCATCTTTGCGCCTTCGCTCTGCGCCGCGCGCCATTGCTCAAGACGGCATCCGGGCTCGTCCTCACAACTTCACCGTCGTAAATGTGAGCTTTTTCGCTTCCCAAAGATTGGAAAGGAAATTGGAGAATTCGACGGTGTCGGCGTCGAAGCGGCACAGCCAGTAGAAGCCGCCGGTCCAGCTCAGGCTCGCGCCGGACGAAGGAGCCGAAACGAAGGTCACGATCCCCGACGAGCTAATCGTATAGCCCGAGCTTTGCAGCGTCCCTCCAACATAGATCGAGACGCCGGATTTCGGACTCTGCACCGGTTCGACGAATCCGCCGAAAGCGCGCACCAACTGATATTCGGTGGTTGTTCCGTCCCCCACGCCGAATTCCTGCGCCGTCGCCTGATCGTCGCTCGGATCGTCGTAATAGAAGGGCGACGCGGCGCCTCCGACGGAATTGATAAAGCCGTGCAGCGATTGAAGCTCGGCGTTCACGTTCGAGCGTAGAACGTCGAAAGCGATCTGATATTGGTAGCGGGGAAAGCTCCAAAGCTGGATTCGAGTCTCTTTGCCGGAGATCGATTCCTGTTTCATCGTATGCCAAGTTGGCGTGCGGACGATCGGCCACGAGAGGCCGGGGAGGGTGGGAAAGATGGGAATGGTCATGCCTCACGCCCTCTATCTCAATAATTGCCCCGGCTGCTTGGATTGTCGGCCATGTAGCGCGACACGGAGCCGGCGAGCTGCTTGGCGTTCTTGTTGAAGAATGCTTGAACAGAGGGACCGTCCATCGCCTGAACCTGAAAGACGACATTCACGGGTTGGCTCCCGGATGAACCGGAACCGCCGCCATTGAAAAAGTCGCGCATCGGCCCGGCGATCGAAGCTGGAATAACCGATTCGCCCTGATGCACTTTGGCTACCATGTCCGAGGGCAGATCCCACGCTCCGACATCGAAGGACGGGATCAACGAATCGAACGCCATCACGCCCGCGAAGGCTGCCGCCGCGGCCGGGGGCGCGAGCACCCAACCGACAAGCGGGATCTGCGCCACGTCGTCATACACGGCAGCGGCCGCGCTCGCCGCGTGCTTCACGACGCTGCTCTTGGTGGCGGCTGAGTCCGATGCGCTCGCCGCCGTAGCCGCTGCCGTATTCGAAGCGGTGCGATCCGCATTCCCCGCATCGGTCGCTGCCGTCTTCGCTTCTTCGAGGCCAAGCCATTGCGACAATTGATTGCGGATCAACCCGAGAAAATCCGTGTTCTCGCCCGACGCGATGGCCTTCCGCTGGGTCGCCCCCGCACTTGCGGCGGTCGATTGCGCGAGTTGGCTGACAATCGCCTTTGTCACCATTTTTTCCGCCGCGTCGACATAGGACACCACGATCGATTGAACGGCTTTTTGTTCAGCCTGTTTTAGCGTTTCGGTGCCGCGGATGATGCCGCTGACCGATTGCGAGAAGGCCCGGTCGAGCGGATTGAATAGGGTCTGCCATTCCTTCGTTGCCTCACGCAGAATCTGTGTGCTTTGTCCGCTCGACGATGAGACCTTTTGGGTCATGCCTTCCAGGGTCGTGTTCATTCCGGCGGACAGGCCGGTCAGAGACTGCTCCAAGGCCTTGAGACTCTCGGCGATGGAATCGAGCGCGGACAGCAATTCGTCGGCATTGGCGCCGAAAGATACATCAACGGAATCGGCCATGTTGGCTCCGATACATCAGGGCGGCGGTTTGCCCGTGAGTGCGGTGTAGAATGCGGTGAAATCCTGCCCGCCGCTTCCGGGCTTGAGGCCCAGGCTGGCGGCGAGCAGGACGGGTAGCGGAGGAATGCGCGACCAGGCGCGCAGCAGCGCGCGGTAGCGGGGAATCGTCAGCCGGCCGATTTCCGTCCAGCTCATGCCGCTTTGGGCGGCGAGCGTGGCGTAGAAATCGTCCCAGGCTAGTGCGCCCGGTCCTCGAGAGTCGGCTCCTCCGCTAAGGCTTCCCCCATCTGGGACAATCCCGATATGCGGGCGATCACCGGAATGGCGGCGACAATCTCGGCGAGATCGGTCTTGATCGATGCCAATTCCTCGGCGGCGATCTGACCGTCAAGCGCGGCGGCGATGATATCTCTCGCCGCGTCCAATCCGCCCAGCGCCAGGCCGTTGCGTAATCTGGCGAAGGCGGGAAGCAGGCGGCGCAGCTGATCGAAAGTGAAGGCTTCGATTTCAAAGCTGCGCCCGCCCAATGCGATGATGTTTTCGGACATGAAATCCTCCCTTAACTGGCTTCGCTGAAGCTCCAGGTAAAGACGTTGCCGGCCGCGTTGGCGAAGGCATCGAAATCGAGTTCGGGGATCGAGAAATCGTCTTGCTTGAAATCGATCGAGAATTTGGACGAGACGCAATTGAACAGCGTGAGGTCGGCTTTCTTCAGACCTGTCGGAGCGGTGTATTGGGTATTGAGGACCACCTGGAAAACCGGCTGAACGCCGAGCAATGGATTGGCCAGGGTGAATTCCTGTCCGCCTGTCGTGGTATATTGATAATCGATCAGCACAGCCGCGCTCGCGTCGGCGGAGGCAAAGGTGTAGGTGCCGGAAGAGACCGAATATTTCCCGAGAGCTTCCGATCCGCCGGCGACTTGCTGGAGCGGCAGGCCGGACGACGCGTAGACCACGCCGAGATTCGCGGTAAAAGTCGAATGATTGGTCACCTGGATCGTGTAGGTGGAACTGCCGGGCACCGTGCCGGCTTCGGTTATCGCCGCGGTCGTCTGGCCCGACGCCGGCGTTGCGCCGAAGAACAGGTTTGAGAACGCGGATCCGGATATCTGGCCGAATTTTGCCTTGCCCGAGATTTTAGAAGTGCCTCGCGCCACGGCCAGAGGATATTGGTACTGGCCGAACAGGGTTTTATTGGTGCCGGAAAATTCCACGCTCACATCCTGCAACGCGCCGAACTTTACGGGGGTGGAATTGGCGACATCCGTGCGCACGCCCCAAAGCGTGCCGGTGCCGAAGGTGTAAAGTGCCATCAGGAGACTCCTTGGATTAGGGCATGAGCATTTGAACGATTGCGATGGCGGCCGAACGGTCGCCTTGCGGGCCTTCGAACACCTCGATCTGACCCTCCAGCCACGCGTGCGACACCAAGCCTCCCAGTGTTTGCGCATCGCTGGCCGGTTCCGGCGCCAGAGCGTTTTCAACCGCGTCGATCATGCCGTTGAGGACAATGCCGGCAGCCGTGTGGCGATCTGGATTGGCACCGTAGAGAAACAACCGGGCGCCCAAAGTACGCCGCGCCGGAAGGCCGTTGCGCGTCACGATCGTTTGATGGTCGACCGCCATGAATAAAGCGGGCAATTCCGCCGCGCCCATTTCGTGCAGGAAGCGCACGCGCCGGTCGATCACCTTCAGCGCCGGAGTTGTCTCGACGCCCTGAAGACGTGAGAAGAGGGCACTATAGCAGGCTTCGCGGCTCATGATTCGATCGCTCCCATGACGGCATCCCGATAGGTGGCGGCGACGTCGCCGGACATCGCGGCAAAGGGCATATCGAAGAATGCGCGTCCGGGATAATCGACCTGTCTTTGATATGCTTGAACCAGCACGTCTCGCGGAGTCATCGGCCTGCCGAATGCGACCGAGCGATGCTGGATCTGTTCGCGCACTTGTTCCGCGCCGCTGAAACCATAATTCTGGAACGCCGCGTAGGGTACGTCGCTCGATAAAACCGCTCTCGGGTTCGCGGGCGAGGATTGGTCGATCGAAACCTGAATGGAGTCTCGCAGACGTCCGGTGCGCGTCTCAAGGATGGGTCCGGATAAGCCGTCTTGAATCGACGCCTGCAGCCGCATCGCCATATCGATCGTCGCATTCAATAACGCGCTTCTTATCTCGTCCTTCAACGCGCCAAGATTGGCGTCGAATCCGGTTTCGCTGATCTTGGCGCCGATCATCCCGGCACCACGCGGCGATAGAGGTCTAGAAGCGACGCGACCGACGGCGGCATGTCCTTGATGACGAAGGCGGTGGTTTCTCCCGCCAGCCCCTTCGACGCAAGACCGATCCGGTCGAGTTCGCGATAGCGGAACGAGACCAGTTCGATACAGGCTTGTTCGACTTCGGCCGGAATCGTCGCGTAGCCGGCAATCGTCGAGATCGTCACATTGCCGAGGCCTCTGCGAAAAACATGGCCGTTCAGTATCAGCATCGTTGGCGAGAAGTAATATCCCGGTGTCGTCACGGCATCGCCGGGCGGGATCGATTGTCCGCTCACCATCACGCTGCTCACCGACGTAACCGGCCCATTGATGAATGCCATGCGCCGGCCGCCGGTGCCGTCACGCGTCTCGACGTAGGATTGACTGGCGAAGGTTCGTCCGCACCAGGTCTCGATCAATCCGCTGGCGGCGCTGATCAGCCGCTCAAGCAGCGCTTCGTCCTGGTTGCCGGAGGCAAGCCCAAGCCATTGTTCGACGGTATCGATCGTCGTGAGGTCAGTCATATCGCAGCTTTCGCGGGAATGGCCGGACCCTCCCCCAACACGGGGGAGGGGATGCGGATGTTTCGCATTAAGGCGGTTAGCCGTTGCCGATGTTGGTGATGATGCCGAAGGCGGGCGGGAAGTAGTTCTGCAACACGCCGTCGAAATAGACGCCGTATTCGTATTTCCGCGCCTTGATCGGCCATGTCATCTGGTAATAGTCGCGCCGCGTCCGCATCTGCAGGACGTTGGCCACGCCGGACAGCGGGTAGGGCAGGATGTCGGTGTCGAACAGCAGCGTTCCCGCCGGCAGATTCGGATGCGGCCTGACGGCCACCGATTGCGCGCCATCCATGCAGAATTTGTTGAGATAGGATGTCACCAGATCGCCGCCTTGCACGATGCCTTGGTCGGCATTGACGACGTAGCGCAGCGCCGCGTTCTGACTGCCCGCCAGCACCTTCTTGGTGATGTTCTTCTGTTCCTGCGACGAGACCCAGATCGTGTTGGGCGAGAGCCGCCAGACATCCCAGAAATGCTGAAGCGCGGCATCGATCTCGACAATTCCGCCAACGCCGTCGGCGGTCAGCGGCGTGCCGGTTCCAGCGGTGCCGGTGGCCTGCACCGAGACATAGGAATTGCTGCCCGATTTGACGATCTGCGAGAGCATGCCGTCAAACACCAGCGCATTGGTAGAGTTGTCCGCCGTGCCGAGACTAGAGGCGGTTTGAGACCCTGCCGCCGTGGCGGTGATGACAACGGAATTGATCGTGGTGATGGCGCCAAGAACCTCGGAGCCCGATGCGCCCCAAAACCATGCATAAGCGACGGCGCCGGTCACTGGAGTCACCGAAGCCGTGATCGAATGGGTGTCATTGCCATCATTGGCGGTGGTGACGGTTGCGTGGGTGGAAAGTTTCGCGGTGCCGCCGCCATAGGTATCGCTGGAGGTGTCGGCATTGGTGCGGCTTACCTGGCCGCGGATACCGCCGGCGACCGAGCCGGTCAGATAGGCGTCGAGTGTCAGCGCCGCGCAGATCACCGAATAGGTGGTATTGTGGGTCAGCGAACCGAGGGTGCCCTGGTCCGCGAGAGTCGGAGTAGGCGTGGTGCCGAGCGAAACAGACGTGTTGCCGCCCAGGATCACTTTCTCCTCGCCGATCATCAGCGAGCGTAAGAGCCCGATCGCCGCCAATCCCTTGACGTCGTCGAATCCGTCCGCCGCGTAATCGGCCTCGAACGTCACGTAATCTTCGAGCCCGAGGCCGCGATACGCCGCCATGTAATCCTGGGTCGTGGTGGCGATCACGCCGCCGCGATTACCCTCGGAAACGCCGATGGCGAGCTGGTTGACATTGATTCCGGTGATCGCCTTCCAATTCGCCTGGATACCGCGACCGGCCCCCACTCTCGGTATCTTGTTGCGGAGCGGAGTCACCACTGGATAAAGCGCCAGCGCGCCGGGTTGCAGGTCGTAATAGGTAAGACCGGTGGTGGCGGAGCCGCTCTCGGTGAATGCCTTGCCGAAGAGGCCGTCGATGATCGGGTTCTTTTGAGCCTCCTTGATCTTGGCCAGCACCTCGTTGATCGAATTCGTCATGGATTCCTATCTCCTTGCGCAAACAAAAAGCCCCGCGAAAGCGCGGGGCTGGAAAACGGTATGGGATTTGTCGGGATCTAATATCTGACCGCGACGGGATGGCGGTGTGCGATCTTAATCAGCGCCAGACTTTTTCCGATGCCGTTGGGCATCGCCTGAATTCGCGCCAGTTCCTCTTCTTCCAGATCGCCGGCCGGGATGAAATCGTGGCCTTTCTCGATCGAACGCAACGCGGCTCCCCCGGGACGCGGCTGGGCTTCGAGATGCGCGATGCGCTTTTGCAACCTGTCGCGTTCGTCCGACAAATTGGCGAGTTCGGCACGAATGGTTTCGATATCGCGGATCATCTTGACGAGATTGCCGCCGGCAACAGCCTTGCCGGAACCGCCATTTAAGTTCAAATCCATATCGGGACCAGGGCAGCAGGCGCCCAACGCCACCGACGTGTCATGCATGTGCTGGATCATGGCGAGATCGGCTGCGCTGTTCCGGGCGCCGGCTTTGCCCAGCGCGAACGGACGTTTCTCTTCCACCCCGTCGGTCTTGACCATGCTGAAGGTGGCGGAGGGGATGCAGGGAAGATCGACGAGGCTGACCTCGTAGGGCTGCGCGGTATAGCGCGTCTTATCGCCCTCGGGCCATTTGTTGAGATAGCGTCCGCCGGGCGAAAACCCGGTATAAAGCCCGTCTTGCACTTTTTGCCATTCGTCGTCATCGGTGATGTGGGCGACCAGTTGAATGGCCTTGGCGGTGTCGTCGAAATCGATCTTGTTGAGCTTGCCGGCGGCGATTCGGCTATGCATCGCCCGCACGTTGCCGAAGCTCTTGCCGTGCGACGCCGAAAATTGATCGCTCGACCATTTGACGAATTCTGGCTTCGAACTCGCATAATCGAAAATCTCGCCGGCGCGGTCGGGCGTCTCGTCGATCCGGCCATAGACCAGCCGCTCGGTGGCGTCGACCTTGCGCAGCGGGATGAACATCTCGTTCAT